ATATCAGTCTAATCTTTCGTATAATTCTTTTAACTTTATTAATAATTTCTGTCTATATTGACTAGTTTTACTATTATCTACTATATCATTTTCAATATCTTCTATTAATATTTCAAATGCTTCTTTTACTAGTTCTGAATCTTTTACCCCTATTGTTACTGCTCTCATACTATATTATATTTTTGTCCGTTAATAATTACTTTTACTTCTGGTTCTTGAATGTGTTTAAAATGATTTAGTTGTCCTTCGTGATACCATTTAGGTACATACTCATTACTTGATCTAGCTACTTTGTTAGCATGACCTATGTAGTAGTTTTTGAGACAATAGGTTATTAAATACTCTAACCTATCTTGTTCGTTGGGTATTAACTTACATGTTCTTGTTGTCCATTTCTTGTATACTTTGTCACCGTTTGAATCTGTAGTATAATGGTAATACTCTGGCTCACCATCAACACGTTTGTTTAACTGATAATCACTAGTACCTCTACCTATAGTCAACCTTCTGACGTAACCAGATTTGTAAGAAGCCACGTGTATAGCACTACCATCTTGACAGTATAAGTCTTTGATTGGTAACTTAAAAACACGAGTGCCATTTGCTTTTTGTCTACTTGTAGTAACTTCTTGTATATCAAGCAGTTGTAATGTTTTTTCTATATTCATAATATTTATTTTTTAATGTTTCTATTATACTTCTACCTGTTGCTGTGTGAAAACCATAATTGTGTGTATGTAACGATGGTATTGGATCGTTGAAGAATAATAACTTTAATAAATCCTTTGCTGTTACATCATCTTCATTAAACTGTTCAATGACTTCATTACATGCTTCTGATATACAATCAGGACAGTGTCTCAACTCTTCATCTGTTCGCCAAGAGAAATAATCTTGTACTTGTTTACTTGTTATTTTCATATTATTATATTTTATTTATATTATCTTACTATTGTCGTATTTGTGTTGTGTTAAACATTTCTTAACATAGTGCCATAACCACTACGTCTTGTTAGTTTACTAATTTTTATTGAATCACTCATAGACATTATTTGTATACTATTACCTGTCTTGTGGTTAATAACAGGTGCACAACCATATCTTTCTACTGTTGAACAGTTAACACACGTAGTATACCCCAGGTCTAATCGACCTTGAGGTATTATATTATTACATTTACACTTCATTAGTTCCAAGTTTCAAAGTTATCTTCCGATATGAATATTAAACCGCTGTGACCCGTACCTAAAAACGGTACTTCAAACCAGTTAGTAATTTTATCTGTACCAAACTTTTTTGGTAATTCACCTAGTTTGTACGCTCTGTACTTTTGACCGTCTACTAAGTAGTTTAAATAATTTTTGTGAGGTGTTTTTAGTTTTCTTAATACTTTCATTTTAGTTTGTTTTAAATTATATATTATTTTCATTTATATTATCTGTAGTCAATCGTTTTTATTTTGTGTTAAACTCATGATACAAAGAGTCTGTTTTGTATTTATAATCTATCCAAAGTTTATCTAGTTCGTAGTTTATCTGTATTTGTTTCTGTGTTAATTGACTAGTACCACAACTACACATCAACATTGTTAACACTATTAAACCATATACTATAAAAAATATGTTTTTACTTTTTCTTTCACTCATAATTTTAATTTTAGTTTGTTATACATTTGTTTTAGTGGTAGGTGAGGAATCGAACCTCACTTGTATACTTAACCGTTCTACCTATCGAGACACACTCAATGGTCCTAAATGGACAAATCATAGTGTGGAATTTTAGTCTAGACTTGGTTCTCTACCAATACTAATATCTATATCAATACAGTTTTTTATCGCTCTACTTAAAGGACTTATCTCACGTTTAGTTTCATTAGACCATATTTCTTCCGCTCTCTTTTCTAACTCTATATTATCTTCTTCATCTAAATGAAGATAGTAACCCATGTGATGTTCTTGTCCGTAACTATCTATTACTTTAACAGTGTAATGTGTGTTACCTTGGTACTTGTTAATTTTAATTTGTCTACTCATAATTTATATATCTTTATCTGTTAATAATTCTCTTACTTCGTCACTTACTGTCTCCATATACTTCTCGAAACAATCTGTTTCTGGGTTGAAGTCTGGTAAGTATTTTATTAATAATCTTTTTAATTCTTTAAGTTCAGTTAGTTTATTCATCATTTTTATTTATATTATCTATTAGTATTCGTTTTTATTTCGTGATAGTGTGACAATAGGGTATTACTCTATTTATTTAACTACCTAATGTCACATTAAAAAAGGAGGAGATGGTACTCATTACTTAGTACTTCACGAGTACCACCTCGACCTATCAAACAAACTAAACTAGTTCTTTGTTTCTTAGTACTACTGGTATATTGTTGGTCGCGGTGTAAGACTTATACTTTGTCCAACATGGTAGAGTAGTTAGTTTTTCTTTCATAATTTCATACACTTTGTCGTGGTTATACTTAACAGTGTCACCTTTCTTATTTGTGAATACAATTACTTGATTTTTACCGATTAGAGACTGTCTTACTACAAATCTCTTTGATTTCATTAAATTTTTCATAATTAGTTTGTTTTATTTAGTTAATAATTTTGTTTGTTATTTATATTATCTTACTTACATCGAATTTATGTTGTGTAAAGTATATAGTTTGTTTACTTGTTATTATTAGTTAGTAGGTATTGTACTACGTCTCTTACTTCCTCAATAAGAATTTAATATCGTCAATAGTAGTTTCCATCCATTTCTCACGACACTCCGACTCGTCGTACTTAAATATATTATTTAATAATAGTTGGAGTAATTTAATTTTTAAAGTTTCTAACATTGTATATAGTTTTAAGTTTGTATTTTATTCATATATATTATCTTCGAGTGGTCGAATTAAGTTTGTGACAAGTGGAAGTGGCGCGCTGCTATACATCGTGCTATACACGAGTGCCTTTCGACACTTCGTGTTTCACACTTCGTTTTACCTACAGAACGTAGGTATGTTGTTAGTGTTTGTGTACGACTTGTACTTCTTGAAACAGTTCATTGAATCAAATCTTTCTTTGTTACGTGTATATACTTCGTCGTGATTGTATGTGATCGTCTTTCCTTTCTTAGTAGTGAATGTTATTACTGTGTTAGTACCGATTAAAGATTTTCTGATTACGAATCTTTTAGTTGTGATGTTGTTTACTTTGTTTGACATGTTAGTTTGTTTTAAGTTATTAATTAATTTATATATATTATCTATTGTTATACTTATTTAGTTTGTGTAATGTTTATTTTTATATTTGATATATGAAGTATGTTGTTTAGTATTATTTATTAGTGTATAAGTAATATTGTTTAATTTAATAGTAGTTGAGTTTATTTGTTTAATAGTGTTCATATCTTTTTATTTATATTATCTACTGATAGTCGAGTTAGTGTTGTGACTAAGCTAGGAGAAAAGGCAAAAAATTCTGCGGCGACAAAACAAAACGCAAAAAAATCTGTGGCAATGCATATATGGCAAGGGGGCCTGGCTTTTGTAGAAACGATTTTGCAAAACGAAAAAAAGCGGGGAGGCAGGGCGTAGCACTCTACTCCTACATAAGTAAATATTACTTTTTCTATGTGATAATACTATATATGACAGGCTCACCAATAAAACTAACAAAACAGAAATTATCAGCTAAGGCTGCGGCAGCTAAAAAACGTAGAGATATAGCTATGGCTAAAACACCTACGCGTAAAGCTCGTAAAGCACAAAACCAAAGGTTAGGCCAAAGATCTGATAGTGACATACACCACATGTCAAATGGCAAAGTAAAAAGAGTGAGTATAAAAAGCAACCGAGGTAATTTTGGCCGAGGCACTAAAAATGAATAACATGAAAAAAGAAAGCGGATTTAAACTAAAGTCAGGAAATGACATAGGTAGCTCAGTTACAAAATTAATGAAACAAGCACCTCTAAGAGAAGATATGAAATTTTCAAAAAAAATTGCAAGAGTTAAAAATGTAGGAAGAAAAATAGCTGATGGAAACTATTTATTTCCAGAATTTGCCAAACATAAATTAGAAAGTAAAATAAAAGATTTTTTTGGATATGTGGTGCAACCTGGAGTTACTCAAGCGCAGCATAAAAACAGGATGTCTTCGTATAAAAGAGAAGATCAAACTGCTCGTATAGGTAATAAAATTACAAAAGCAAAAAATAAATTTGAAAGTAAAATTAAAAAAGCTGGTAAAAACATTAAAAGCAAACTAGAAAAATTTAGAAAAAATAAATAAATAAACTAATTATTAACCAATACATAAAACCAAAAACTATGACTTATTTGTATTACAAGACTAGTACATATACTAGCAACCAAAAACCTAACGAAAAAACTATTAACCAGTGGAAGCATTTAGCTACTAAAGCTAACTGGCGTATCACACAACTAGCTAATGGTTATTATCAAACAGAGTGTTCAAACCCTGATAATGAAGAGTGGCACGCTGTAACAAGAAGAGAAACAGTTGAAGGTGCTGAAACAGCAATTAATGGTAGCATCGATCACTTCTCTAAAAAATTAGAGGCTACAAAAGGCCCTAAAGTTATAAAAACATTTGAGTAGAAACTAAATTAAATTAAATTAAATGGAATATAATCTACCTAGTGAGATTGTCAAAGACGTAAACTTTGGCGATAACGCTAAAAAACGAATAATAGCTGGCGTAAGTAAGCTGGCCCAAGCCGTAAAATCCACACTAGGCGCTTCTGGTAAGTGCGTAATATACGAAGATGGACGCGGTAAACCGGTAATCACAAAAGATGGTGTAACCGTTGCAGAAAGCGTAGTCTTATTTGATCCGGTTGAAAACATGGGTGCTACTTTAATTAAAGAGGCAGCTAGAAATACAGTGAAAGAAGCAGGTGATGGTACTACTACAGCTACCGTCCTTGCTGAAGCACTTATAAAAGAAATTAACCACGAGCAAAACCATAATGTTTCTACTAGAGATATTAAAAGTGGTATTGCTTCTGGTGCTAAAAAAGTAAACGAATACCTTGATAGTATTAAAATTGAGGTAAAAGATGACATGTTAGATAATGTTGCTGCTATTAGTTGTAACAATGATGAAGAACTAGGTGCTATTATAGCCGACGCTTATAAAAAAGTTGGTAGTGATGGCGTTGTTTTAATGGAAAGCTCTGAAACTGATGAAACTTATGTTGAATTAGTTGACGGTGTACAGCTTGAGTGTGGTTTAACATCACCTCATTTTGTTACAGACACAGAAAAACAACGTGCGGTACTAGATAATCCACTAGTTTTAATAGTAGCATCTGAAATACCTAACGTTAGAAAGATACAAAACATACTAGAGTTTGTTATTAAGAATAATAAATCACTTTTAATCGTGGCTTCAGTGTCACAACAAGTAAAAAGTGCGTTACTTATGAATAAAGTCAAAGGTAATATCAAAGTTAACATTATAGATTTACCTGGTTTTGGTCCTACTAAGAACGATACGTGTGAAGATTTAGCTATTTTAACTGGAGCTACAGTAATTAACGAGGAATTAGGTGATGATTTAGATGGAATATCACTAGATATACTTGGTGAAGCTGAAAAAGCGGTTACAGATGATAAAAATACAGTAATTACGCTTGAAAATATTGATAAAAGTGTAAAAAACCGTATAAAAGAAGTTAAAAAACTGTACAAAGCAGAAAAAAATGGCTTTTTGAAGAAAAAAATACAACAAAGAGTAGCAATGTTATCAGGAAGCGTAGGTATCGTGCGTGTTGGCGCTAATTCTAAAGTTGAACTAAAAGAAAAACGTGATAGAGTAGAAGACGCAATATACGCTACTAAAGCTGCTTTAAAAGAAGGTATAGTACCTGGAGGTGGTATTGCATTACTAAACGCATCGGAAAGAATATCGTATGCAAACGTAGGTGAAGCAATACTATTAAACGCTATAAAAGCTCCTTATAAAACTATATTGTCTAATGCTGGTATAGATCAAACTGAAGAGCTTGCTAGAGGCAACGGTATAAATGTTATTACAGGTGAAGAAGTTAATATGATTGAATCAGGTATTATAGATCCTGTACTTGTAACTAAAACAGCACTTAAAAATTCTATTTCTGTGGTGACTACTATTATATCTGCTGATTGTGTAATTTCAAACATACGTATCAATGAAGGCAGTTAATCACTATATAATAATAGACCCTATAAAAAACGAACCTAAAAAAGTTGGTGGTTTAATATTAACTGACGAGGTAAACGAAGACAATAGGTATTTAAAAGCAAAAGTTGTATCTGTTGGTAACCTTGTAGAAGGTATACACATAGATGACATAGTGTACTACGACAGACATGCAGGCCACGGTATACAACATAAAGATAAATTTTACGGCGTTATAAAACAAATGGACGTCGTACTTATAGATTAGACCTAAACCATAAACTAAAAATCCTAAAACTTAAAAACGACAATTAACCTAATTATTAACTAAAAAACAAATTAAAATGGAAAAGTATTTGTATTTTGCAGTCGGAGCTAACGACGCTTACACTTACCCATCATCTAGACTTACTGGATTTGAGGTAGACAACAATGGAAAATTAAATATTTACTTCAAGCCTTTAGTAGATGCTGGTCAAGATACTACAGCTGACGAAGTTGATAAAATTATCTTAAGTGTAGGTGGTACAGAAAAAGATTCAGCTAAAGCAATAGTTGAAGCTATATCTGCAACTGGTTCTATGAAAGAAGCGTTTATTACTATTGCAGATTCAGAAGCTGGAGTTTTCTTAGCAAATTCTGGTATTACTGCTTGTGACTCAGTTACACTAGCTGGATAGTAAATGAGGCTAACCGCGCAAGATTTGCGTGAAATGAATATCCTTAAGTATTACAGGCTCACAAGAAAGTGGGCTTGTAAGACTTACGGATTAACAGACGCAGATTTAGAATTATTAATTTACTTAGATTGTAAAAGAAGATTTACACGAAACGAATTTATAGATGGTACTTATACCATGAGCTGGGATAAAAACCGGTGGGAAAAACTAAGAAGAGAAGGTTGGATCGAAGTGTGGAGACAACGTAATAGAACAACTATTAAATACTCTATATATAAAACTTCTTTTCAATGTTCACAATTAATAAGTAGAATATACAGGGTACTTTTAGGTGAAGAAGATTTACCAACTTCAGAAAGAAGTACATTTTATAATAATAAATCATATACAGATAAAGTTTACAATAAAGCTATAGATGATATGATAAAAGATAAAGACAGATAATATGGCGTTTAAAATGAAAGGTTTTAGTGGCTTTGGTAATTCACCAATAAAGAAAAAGTTTCCGATAGATAAAGGTAAAACTTTTGACATAGATAAAATAACTGATGAAGATGAAGAAAGATTTTTAAGAGAACAAAGAGAAGAAAGAGTTGCATATTCTGAGTTAGACGAAAAAGGCAAGGCTATTTATAACAAGTTAAAAAAAGAAGGTAAAATTAGGTTTTAAAATAATATGGGATTTAAACTAGGCAAAGGTAGAGTACAAAGTATGTATGGCGGCGTTATAAGTAAAAAAATGCGCTTTGGCCAAGAAGCAGGTAGTGACGCTTCTGTGCCTGGTACTCCTGTTGTTAGAAAACCATTAGGTGAAGGAATATTAGGTGAAGCTAATATGGATGGTAGTATATATATTAACGAAAGCATAGTACCTGGTAGCAAAGAAGAGGCACAAGTAATTAACCACGAAATGAGACACGCTACAGATATGAAAACAGGTAAGTTAGCTTATGGAGATGATTTTGTTAAATGGAACGGCAATATATATCCAAGAGAAGATAGAAACGGTAAAGATATGATAAAAGTAGATGGGCAATGGAAAGAAGCAGGTACACATGACTTTCCTTGGGAAGAAGAAGCAAATAACGGAAATAAAAACGTATGAGTATATTAGGAAAAATATTTTCAAGTGGAGCTAATGAATTAGTAAAAGGTGTAGGCGGCGTAATAGACGAACTACACACTTCAAAAGAAGAAAAGCTTGAAGCTGAAAGAAAAATAAAAGATATGATAATGGGTTACGAAGCTAATATGCAACAGCAAGTAACTAAAAGATGGAAAGTCGATATGGCTTCTGATTCTTGGTTATCAAAAAACATAAGGCCTTTAGTTCTTATATTTTTAGTAGTATCAACAGTATTAATGATATTTATTGATGCTGGTGTTATTGCTTTTGAAGTAAAAGACACTTGGGTAGACTTATTACAATTAGTATTAATAACCGTGATCGGTGCTTATTTTGGCGGTAGATCACTAGAAAAAGTAAAAAAATAATGGGAATAAATTCAACAGAGGTAAGTTACGGCTTTGGTCAACTTGGTAGTGTTTTTAATGATACTGCTGACGCTATAGTAGCTCCAACAGGAAAAGTTTTTGTAGCAATACACTTTTTAGAAGATACAACTTTAGAAGCTAGTGGCGGTTTAAAAGCTCAACAAGATCCTAGTAACGGTATAGAGTTTTTTGAAACAGAGTCTGCTGCTCACAACGCCTTGTTATCACCTGATCTTGGTGAGTCTGGTAGTGGTGGTGTTCAAGTTGACAATAACAATACTTTTCCAGCAGGAACTATAATATATGGTAGATATACAGAGGTACACGCTACATCAGCCGTAAGAATTATAGCTTATATAGGTAACTAATGTTAGGATTAGGTAATAGCTTAACAGCTAAAAGATATTCAAGCGCTACTTGGAGTCCAAGTAATTTAGGATCTAAGTTAAAGGCTTGGTTTAAAAACGATACCGATATACTTGAAGGCACGAGTGATCCAGCTGAAAACAATGATAATGTAACGCAGTGGAGTGATCAATCAGGCAACGATAATCACTTAACAGCGCCTAATAACTTTTTTCAATATGACTCTAGTACCGGAGGCATAATAAGTGCTGGAAGTTCTAATGATAAAATGCATTTAACAAACCAATTAACACTTTCAGGTCAGTTCGCTTTGTATATGCGAGTTTCTTTTAGTTCAATATCATCAGGTGCTCATGATTTATTTTTCTATGATAAAGACAGTAGTTCTTCAGATTTTTTTAGAATACAAAGCACAACTGAAGTAAGAGGTAAAATAAGTAATGGTGTTGTAAGAAAATTTACCCAACCAACACAATCTTTAGATACTTTTTTTAATTTCGGTATAGAGCGTGATAGTGATAATGATTTGTTAGCTTTTCGTGATAATAGCGCTTTATCAGCTACTACTGCAGTAACAGATACTGGTACCTTAGATATTGATTCTATAGGAGGTAATTTTGATGGTACTATAAAAGAAGTAATAATATGTAATAGTTCTCTTAGTTCAAGCGAACGAACTGAACTACAAGCTTATTTAGCAAATATATAATAATAAAATTAAATTAAATAAAATGGCAAAAAGAAAAACAAAGAAAGTCGAAAAGGCTACAAAAATTACAAACGACGAATTAAATAAAGTACAATCAATTATTAATAACATAAATAGAGCTCAACTAGAAATAGGTGGTTTTGAAACTAAAAAACATAACATGCTACATCATATAGGTGTTTTGCAAGATGAGTTATCTAAACTTCAAGTTCAATTTAAAAAGAACTATGGTACTGACGATGTTAATATTCAAGATGGTACTATAAACTACGATAAAAATGAGTAAACTAATTAGAAAAATTACTGTAGGTAAAGACTACAAGGAAAACGCTATGCACTACGCTGTAGGCCAAGATGTTTATGGTGGGCACACTATATGTGATATAATAGAAGAAAAAGACAAATATTCTATTTACATTAGAAAAAACAAAGATGTGCTACCTTGGAAAGACTTTAACAAAAACATGGCAGTATCTGTAGAGTATAACTTAGAGTACTAATGAAGGCACCTTTTGACTTTGTTATAGAGCCAAAAGGTAATAGATATAACAATACTAAAAAAGTTGGTGGTAAAGATCTTATATTAAACACAGAGATATTTAACCACCAGTTTATAAACAGAGAAGCTATTGTTAAGTCTGTACCTACGGCTTATAGTACTAAAATAAAACCAGGCGATACAATTATAGTGCATCATAACGTATTTAGACGTTGGCATGATGTTAGAGGTGTTGAAAAAAATAGTAGAAGTTACTTTAATGAAAACACATATCTTGTAAAGCCAGATCAAATATTTTTGTATAAAAGAAATAATAAATGGTTGGCTACAGATAAATATTGTTTTGTACAGCCTATAAAGCAAAGAGATAAACTAAAACCAGGAGAAGAAGAAGAGTGTATAGGTATAGTTAAATACACTGATGGCGTTAACAACATTGGTGATCTTGTAGGTTTCACACCTTTTTCAACTTACGAGTTTGTAATCGATGGTAAAAGATTATATAGAGTTTTAAATAAATTTATTACAATTAAATATGAATACGAAGGAAACGAAGAGGCTTATAATCCAAGCTGGGCACAAGGCAGTTGAAGAATTAATTAACGTTGCAAAAGAAAAAATTATTACTAATACAGAAGATGACGTTAGTGCTGATAGATTAAAAAATGCCGCAGCTACTAAAAAACTAGCAATATTTGACGCATTTGAAATACTTAACAGAATACAAGAAGAAGAAAACTTGCTTGAGGGCAAAACACCTGAAAAGACAGAGAAAAAAGCTTTTAAAGGATTCGCAGAAGGTAGATCTAAGTAATGTACAAGCAAAAACTGGTAAAATTGGTGAAATACTTGAAATACAAAATTTGCGGGTGGCTTTGCCGTTGCTGCCAGTGCGACTGCAGCACGAAATAGGTAAGTGGCAAAAAATAGAGTATCCAAAACAACTAAGTAAACTTAAAAATATATTTGATTGGAGATCGTATCCTGAAGATCAAAAAGAAGAGTGGTATGATTATATAGACGAAGAGTTTAAACGTAGAGATGAAGGCTTTTGGTTTTTAAATAATAACAAGCCAACATATATAACAGGTAGTCATTACATGTATTTGCAATGGAGTAAAATAGATGTAGGTGCACCTGATTTTAGAGAAGCAAATCGTTTGTTTTTTATATTTTGGGAGGCTTGTAAGGCTGACAAAAGATGTTACGGTATGTGTTATCTTAAAAATAGACGTAGTGGTTTTTCTTTTATGTCTTCAGCCGAAACAGTTAATTTAGCAACAATATCGAGTGATAGTAGATATGGTATATTATCTAAAAGTGGTGCTGATGCTAAAAAAATGTTTACAGACAAGGTTGTTCCAATATCGGTTAATTATCCCTTCTTTTTTAAACCGATACAAGATGGTATGGATAGGCCTAAGTCTGAGCTTGCTTATCGTGTACCTGCAAGTAAGTTTACGCGTAAAAAAATTACTGCAAATGAACAGCAAGAAGACTTGGTTGGACTTGATACTACTATTGATTGGAAAAACACAGGTGACAATAGCTATGATGGAGAAAAGCTTAGTTTACTAGTACACGATGAGAGTGGTAAATGGGAAAGACCAGATAACATATTAAATAACTGGCGAGTAACAAAAACGTGTCTACGTTTAGGTGCTAGAATAGTAGGTAAATGCATGATGGGCAGTACTAGTAACGCATTAGATAAAGGTGGTGGTAATTTTAAAAAACTATACAATGACTCAGACGTTACTAAGCGTAACAGAAATGGACAAACAAAGTCTGGTTTATATTCTCTTTTTATCCCAATGGAATGGAACTATGAAGGATTTCTTGACAAATACGGACAACCAGTATTCAATAACCCAGATCATGATGTACACGGACCAGACGGTGAACTAATAGATTATGGAATTATTGACCATTGGAATAACGAAGTCGAAGGTTTAAAAGGAGACTCAGACGCGTTAAATGAGTTTTATAGACAGTTTCCAAGAACTGAAGAGCATGCGTTTAGAGACGAAGCAAAAAACAGTATATTTAATTTAACTAAAATATACGAGCAAATAGATTACAACGAAGGTGTTGGTGCTCAAGGAAATATAAGTAAAGGAAACTTTCAATGGGTCAATGGTGTTAAAGATACGCAAGTAATATTTTATCCAGATCCAAAAGGTAGATTTAATATAAGTTGGGTACCACCAAGTTATTTGCAAAATAGAATAACAGTTAAAAACGGCATTAAATATCCTGCAAACGAACACATGGGTGCTTTTGGTTGTGATAGCTACGATATATCAGGAACTGTAGATGGCAAAGGTTCTAACGGTGCGTTACACGGCTTAACTAAGTTTAGTATGGAAGACGCGCCACCAAACCACTTTTTTTTAGAATATATATCAAGACCACCAACTGCTGAAATATTTTTTGAAGACGTGTTGATGGCTTGTGTGTTTTACGGTATGCCAATACTTGCAGAAAATAACAAACCAAGATTGTTGTATCATTTAAGACGTAGAGGTTATAGAGGTTACAGTATGAATAGACCAGACAAAATTTGGAATAAACTATCAACTTCAGAAAAAGAAATAGGTGGTATACCTAATACAAGTGAAGATATAAAACAAGCTCACGCGGCTGCTATTGAAATGTACATACAACAGCATGTTGGTTATTTACAAGATGGTGTTTATGGTAATATATATTTTAATGAAACGTTAAATGATTGGGCTAAATTTGATATAACTAAAAGAACAAAGTTTGATGCCTCAATAAGTTCTGGTCTCGCTATTATGGCTTGCAATAGAAACTTGTACAGACCAAACGCAAAAATTGAAAAACCTAAATTAAACATAAGTATTTCTAAGTATACTAATACTGGTAATACATCAAAAATAATAAAATAAAACATGGCAGAATACGTTAATAATTATTTTCCTAGTCAAGTTGTAAGTGACGCTGAAAAGCTTAGCTATGACTATGGATTAAAAGTTGCCAAAGCTATAGAGCACGAGTGGTTTAACAAAGATCAAGGACTTAATAGATACCACAAGCATTACAACGATTTTCATAGATTAAGATTATACGCGGAAGGTAATCAGTCAATACAAAAGTATAAGGACGAATTATCTATAAATGGTGACTTAAGCTATTTAAATCTTGACTGGACACCAGTACCTATTATACCTAAGTTTGTCGATATTGTAGTTAACGGTATGTCTGATAGAAGTTACGAAGTAAAAGCTTACTCACAAGATCCTTACGGAATAGAAAAAAGAACTAAGTACATGCAGTCTATAATAGACGACATGAATACTAAAGAAATAAATGATTTTGTTCAACAACAGTTTGATGTAAATTTATACGAAAACGATCCAAATACTTTACCAGAAACACAAGAAGAATTAGAGCTACACATGCAACTTTCTTATAAGCAAGCTGTAGAACTAGCAGAGGAACAAGCTATAAACGTTTTGATGGATGGTAGTAAATACGAACTGACTCAAAAAAGATTTTATAGAGATTTAACAGTTTTAGGCATTGGTGCTGTAAAAACAGAATTTAATACTTCAGAAGGTGCTATTGTACAGTATGTTGATCCTGCAGATTTAGTGTATTCTTATACTGAGTCGCCTTATTTTGAAGACATATATTATGTAGGCGAAGTTAAAACTATACCTATAAATGAACTAGCAAAACAATTTCCACATTTAGATCAATCAGATTTAGAAGAAATAATTAGTTCAAGATCTTTGTATACTAATAACTCTTACAAAAACGCTAGTAGTTACGACGAGTTTGATAATAACAAAGTACAAGTGCTTTATTTTAATTACAAAACTTATATGAACGAAGTTTATAAATTAAAACAAACTGCTACGGGCGCTGAAAAAGCAATAGAAAAAGATGATAGTTTTAATCCACCAGAAGATATGGAAGGAGGATTTACTAAATTGCATAGAGCTATAGAAGTTTTATACGAAGGAGCTATGGTTGTAGGAACTAATAAACTATTAAAATGGGAAATGGCTAAAAACATGATGAGGTCAAAAAGTGATTTTAACAAAGTTAAAATGAACTATAGTATAGTAGCACCTCGTATGTATAAAGGCAATATAGATTCATTAGTAAAACGTATAACAGGTTTTGCTGATATGATTCAATTAACACATTTGAAGTTACAGCAAGTGATGTCGCGTATGATACCTGATGGTGTTTATTTAGATGCAGACGGACTTGCTGAAATAGATTTAGGTAACGGAACAAACTATAATCCACAAGAAGCTTTAAATATGTTTTTCCAAACAGGTAGTGTTATAGGTAGATCGTTTACACAAGATGGTGATATAAACCCTGGTAAAGTACCAATACAAGAAATAACGTCTGGTAGTGGTGGTAATAAAATACAAGCTCTTATTGGTAATTATAATTACTACTTACAAATGATAAGAGATGTAACCGGATTGAACGAAGCTAGAGATGGTAGTATGCCAGACGATAGAGCCTTAGTAGGAATACAAAAAATAGCAGCTGCTAACTCAAATGTAGCAACTAGACATATACTAGATTCTGGTTTGTTTTTAACTGCTGAAGTAGCAGAGCAATTATCACTTAGAATATCTGATATTATAGAATATTCTCCAACAAAAGATGCTTTTATACAAAGTATTGGTGTTCATAATGTAGCTACATTAGAAGAGATGTCTGATCTTTACCTGTATGACTTCGGTATATTTATAGAGTTAATGCCAGACGACGAGCAAAAAGCTATGCTTGAAAATAACATACAAATGTCGCTGCAACAACAGACTATTGATTTGGAAGATGCTATTGATATTAGAGAAATAAATAATGTTAAGTTAGCTAATCAAGTTCTTAAAATTCGTAGAAAAAAGAAAATAGAACAAGATCAGTTACTTAAACAACAGAATATGCAAGCGCAGGCGCAAGCTAACGCACAACAACAGCAGGCAGCAGCGCAAATGGAAGTTCAAAAACAACAAGCGTTATCACAGTCACAAGCGCAGTTAGAACAACTAAAATCACAGCTTGAGTTACAAAAAATGCAACAAGAAATAGAAGCTAAACAACAGTTAATGGCTTTAGAGTTTGAGTTTAATATGAGATTAAAAGGCATTGAAACTGAAAACTTAAAAACAAGAGAAAAACAAAAAGAAGATCGTAAAGATGAAAGAACTAGAATACAAGCTAGTCAACAATCTGAATTAATAGAGCAAAGAAAAGGTAACCAACCTGCTAAAAAGTTTGAGTCAGCAGGTAATGATATATTAGGAGGAAGAGATGTTACTGATATGTCTGGTTTTACACCTAGATAAAAATTATTAATTATTATTATATTATATTATGGCAAAAAAGAAAAAAGAAGAAGTAGTAGAAAATACTACTAAAGACAACGTTACAAAAGTTGATCTTAATAAAAACAAAATAAAAGAAGATGATAATATCATCAAAGTAGATTTAACTAAAAAACCAGAAGAAAATGCCGTTCCAGAGCAAAGCACAGATGAGGTTTCTGTACGCGACGAACCCGAAACTAGCGAAAAAGTACTCGAAGAAAACGTCGAAACAACAGATGAAAAACCTACCGGAGAAAGTACCGACAACGTTCAAGATGAGCAACCCGTTGTTGAAGAAATTACAGAAGAAGAAGTAAAAGAACAAGTTGAAGAGCTAACTGAACAAGCTGAAGAAGCTGTAGCAGAAGCACGAGAGAGTGGTAAGCCACTTCCAGAAAATATACAAAAACTTGTAGATTTTATGAACGAAACTGGTGGTAGTTTAGAAGATTACGTAAAGTTAAATCAAGATTATTCTCAGTTAGATAATTTATCTTTATTAAAAGAATATTACAAACAAACAAAACCTCATTTAAACTCAGAAGAAATAGACTTTATGATGGAAGATTATTTTTCTTTTGATGAAGATTTAGATGACGATAGAGATATAAAAAGAAAAAAATTAGCTTTGAAAGAGCAAGTTGCTCAGGCAAAGTCGCATTTAGAAAATGCAAAAACCAAGTATTATGAAGAAATACAATATGGTAATAAGTTGACAAATGAACAACAAAAAGCCATTGACTTTTTCAACAGATACAACAAAGAGTCAAAAGAACAGCAAGAAGTAGCTGAAAAACAAACTCGTACTTTTTTAAATAAAACTAATCAATTGTTCAACAAAGACTTCAAAGGTTTTGAATACAACGTTGGCGATAAAAGATTTAGGTATAATATAAAAGATACTAGTTCTGTTAAAGAAAATCAAAGTGACATTAATAATTTTGTTAAGAAGTTCTTAAATAAAAATAATGAAATGGAAGACACCAAAGGCTATCACAAGTCTTTGTTTACAGCAATGAACGCTGATGCTATTGCAAAACACTTTTACGAACAAGGTAAAGCTGATGCTTTAAAAGAAAGTATAGCTAAATCTAAAAACGTTAGTATGGACCCGAGACAAGAGTTTAATGGTCAAATTAATGCTGGCGGTATAAAAGTAAAAGTGCTAGGTAATAACTCTAATGACTTTAAATTCAAAATTAAAAACAAAAATTAACAATTTAAAAATTATTAAAAATGGCAATTACAAATGGACCGTTGTTAAATAGTGTTCCTGCTCAAAAGCAACAAACACTTGCAACGAATTATTTAGATCTTGCGTCAACTGCTAATCAAGGCTGGGCGCAACAATATGTACCAGATTTAATGGAGCAAGAAGCTGAAGTTTTCGGACCGAGAACTATTTCAGGTTTCTTAGCACAAATTGGAGCTGAAGAGGCTATGACTGCTGATCAAGTAGTATGGTCTGAACAAGGTAGATTACATTTATCTTACAAATGTAAGTTAACTGATGCTACTTCTTTATTAATACAAGCTGATATAGACGAAGCTGTATCTACAACTGCTGGTATTTCTAATGGTTTAACAGGTACTCATCATGGTGTAAGAGTAAACGACACTCTTATTATTGCTGATGTTAACCAAGTTAAAAAAGTTATAGTAACAGCAATTTCTGGTGACGATTGTACTATCGCTACTTATGACGGTAGTACTTTAACAGCTACAAACACAAACTTAGCTACTACAGCTTTAGTTTATGGTTCAGAGTTTAAAAAAGGTGATAACTACCAAGGTTCAACTAGTAGAACTGCAAACGAACCTAAATTTAAATCTTTCCAAAACAAACCAATTATTATGAAAGATTACTACGAAGTATCAGGATCTGACGCTTCTAGAATTGGTTGGGTTGAAGTTTCTGCTGAAAACGGACAATCAGGTTACTTGTGGTACTTAAAGGCTGAAGCTGATACTAGAGCTAGATTTACTGATTATATTGAAATGTCAATGTTAGAAAGTGAAATTGGTTTAGACTCAACTGCTGAAACTACTGTTGATGATTATATCTATGGTGCTGATGGTGGTGAAAAAGTTGGTACTGAAGGTTTATTCGCTGCTATCACTTCAAGAGGTAATATTACTACTGGTGTAACTGGTGTTAACGCTGCTACTGATTTAGCTGAGTTTGACGCTATATTAGCTGAGTTTGATAAGCAAGGTGCTATTGAAGAGTATATGATGTTTGTTAACAGATCAACTAGCTTGGCTATTGATGATATGTTAGCTTCAATGAACTCTTACGGAGCTGGTGGTACTTCTTACGGAGTATTTAACAACTCTGAAGATATGGCATTGAACTTAGGTTTCTCTGGATTTAGAAGAGGTTCTTATGACTTCTATAAGTCTGACTTTAGATACCTAAACGACAAAGCTACTAGAGGTGGTATAAATGATGCTAATACTTCAGAAGCAATTAGAGGTGTCATGATACCTGCTGGTACTTCTTCAGTTTACGATCAAACTGTTGGAGCTAGTATGAGACGTCCTTTCTTACACGTAAGATTTAGAGCTTCTCAAACTGATGACAGAAGAATGAAGTCATGGGTTACTGGTTCTGTTGGAGCTGCTACATCTGCTTTAGATGCAATGCAACTACATTTCTTAACTGAAAGATGTTTAATCACTCAAGGTGCTAACAACTTTATGTTAATGAAGTAAACTATTTTTAAAAGACCGGGGCTTCGGCCTCGGCTTTTTATTTTATTAATTTTATTATATATTATATTATGGCAAAGAAAACAAAAAACGAAGAGGTAGAGGTACCTGTTGTTGAGACACCTGTTGTTGAAACACCAAAACCTAAAAAAACTGAACTTAAAAAACCAAAGTGGGAAATAAAAGATAGAGTTTATTATTTAAAAGGAAATAAAAAACCTTTATCATATATGTTAAGAACAAATAATATATACTACTTTGATGAGAAAAAAGGTTACGAAAGAGAGTTAAAATACTGTCAAAATCAAATAACACCCTTTGTAGATGAAATGACTGGAGACCAAAGACTAGAGCATATAATTTTTAGAAACGGTAGTTTATTTGTTGCAAAAGAAAAAACAGTATTACAAAAACTTTTATCTTTATACCACCCTCATAAAGACAAGTTATTTTATGAGTATAACCCAGTCAAAGAAGCTACAGATGATATTGAGATGTTAGAGCTTGAAGCAGACGCAATAGTTATAGCTAGAGATTTAGATATTGATATGGTAGAAGCTATTATGCGTGTAGAAAAAGGTTCTGAAGTGTCTAGTATGAGTTCTAAAGAACTTAAAAGAGATTTATTAGTGTTTGCACGAAATAATCCTGCTTTGTTCTTAGAATTAGCTTCTGATGATAATGTGCAACTTAGAAACTTTGGTATTAAAGCTGTTGAACTTGGTATTATTAAATTATCTAACGATCAAAGAAACTTCTTATGGGGTTCTAATGATAGAAAAATAATGACAGTACCATTTGACGAGCATCCGTACACTGCTTTAGCGCATTGGTTTAAAACCGATGAAGGTATGGAAATATATGCAAATATAGAAAAAAGATTAAACTAATCAAACTGTAGAGCGGTCGCCTTACGGGGCGATCGTAACTACAAAATATTATTATGGAATCAAAAGGCTTAGGCGACACAATAGAAAAAATAACAACCGCAACAGGAATAAAGAAGTTTGTACATAAAGTAGCAGGAGATAACTGTGGTTGCAATAAAAGAAAACAAATACTTAATAAAGTATTTCCTTATAAAAAAAGTAAATAAATGGTAAATATAGATACAGTATATCAAAGAGTTTTAGCTTTAGCAAACAAAGAACAAAGAGGCTATATAACACCACAAGAATTTAACTTATTTGCTAATCAAGCTCAGATGGATATATTTGAGCAATATTTTTATGATAGAGCGCAATTTGGTAGATTGCCTGGTAATAAAACTATGTATGCTGATCCAATAGACATACTTGAAGAAAAAATAGAAATATTTCATGACTCAACTTCTTTAACAGGTAGTGGTAATATTTTTACTTTACCAAGTAATCTTTATAGGCTAGCTAGAGTTAATAATCCTGAAAATAGTGCTACTATAGAAAAATTAACTCATCAAAAATTTACAACAGCTAGAAACTCACCTTTAACAGCTCCAACAATATCAAGACCGATTTATTATGTAAAAGGAAATCAAGTTATAGTAAACCCTAATACTATAGAAAACATAAATATAGATTATATAAAAATACCAACGCCAGTTGAGTGGAACGGTTTTGATGCTGGTACTAATCAATTATATAATGAAACAAATAGTGTTAATTTTGAATTACACATATCTGAAGAACCAAATTTAGTTTTAAATATATTAAAGCTAGCTGGTATAGCTATGAAAGATGCTAGTTTATATCAATTAGGCGCAGCAGAAGAAGCAAAAGATATTCAACAAGAAAAACAATAATAAATGGGAATATTAAATCAAACACAATACGATTATTATAACGAACCTTCTAATTTTGGTAATTATCAATTCACTTCTTTAAATGACGTTATAAATCAGTTTATGGTAGCTTATGTTGGTGAAGAAAAAATTATAGGTAAAGCAAGTAGAACAGATGTACAGTTTCATGCTATGAGAGCTTTAGCAGAGTTAAGCTTTGATACTTTTAAATCTATAAAATCTCAAGAAATAGAACTGCCACCATCACTTACAATGATACTTCCACATGATTATGTTAACTACACTAGAGTTTTATGCGTAGATAACGCTGGTATAAAACAACCTTTATACCCAACTAAACATACGCAAAATCCTTTTAAAATACTTCAAGACGAAGATAAGTCTTACGATTTTATAGTACCTTCAACTACGCTACTTAATAATGGAGACTTTAAGGCCGCTATACCTAATCCTAACTCTTCTGGAGAAGACTGGAATAAAACACCAGCATTTTTAGGTAGCGCATCAACAACTTCTACAGACAAAGTTCACGTAGTAAACGAACAGTTAGTTTTTGAACATGGTAGTACTGCTCCAGTTCCAGATACTACTGATAGTACTAGTAGAGCTTATGCTTGTTGGCAAAAAGTTAATGTTGAAGGTATAGATCTTATAGATCTTTCAGCACTTGGTAAGTCTGCTGCAGCTGTTACTGGTAAGGGCGTTGGGACTCTTAGAGTTGGAATAAGCACTTTAACATATCCAGGTTTTAATCCTATAATATCAAACCCAAATTTAGATAGCGATCCTTCTTTAAATAATACTGATGAAATATTTGATTTATATTTAACAAATGGAGATAGAGCTGTTATGACTTTTAATGATGGTTTAAATACAGCTTCTACAAAAACATTAACAGATGTAGACGTTAGTAACGAAACAGAAGTTTTTGTTTTAATAACTAGTTTTATAGAAATCTTTACTGACAATACACTTACTAATAGCGAAAATATAATAGATGATGTTGTTATAAGTTGCGATGCTTTATCTAAAACATTAATTGAAGGCGGTGAGTCTACAACTTGGGGTAATTATAAATCTAACAAACCTAGTGAAAACAAGCAGCACGATTATGATTATGACGATCATATATTTGAAGCTAACGTTGGTAGAAGATATGGTTTAGAGCCTAGTCACGCTCAAGACAACGGTTCTTATTACGTAGATAATCTTAGAGGTAAAATACATTTTAGTTCAAATTTGAGTGGCAAAACAATTGTGCTAGATTACATTAGCGACAGTCTTGGCACTGACGCTGAGATGCAAGTTCACAAGTTTGCAGAAGAAGCTATGTATAAAAGTATAATGTATGCAATATTATCTACAAGAGCTAATACGCCAGAATATATAGTTCGTAGATATAAAAAAGAAAGGTTCGCAGAAATAAGAAAAGCTAAACTTAGATTATCTAATATTAAATTAGAAGAAATTACGCAGATATTTAGAGGTAAGTCTAAACATATAAAACACTAATACATGCCGAACATTAATAAAACTTTTACTAGAGGTCGTATGAACTTAGACCTCGATGATAGAATAATACCTAATGGAGAATATAGAGAAGCTTTAAATGTTCAAGTTTCTACATCTGACGATTCTGACGTAGGTAGTGTTCAAAATATTTTAGGTAATACATTAAGAAATAGAATTGATGATAGCCAAAATATTGTTATACCTGATGATTCTATTTGTGTAGGACAAATTGCTGATGAAAAAAACGAAAAGCTTTATTATCTTGTAACTGACGATACATTTAGCGCTATAATAGAATACGATATAGCAGCAGATGAAAATCAAATAATTTTAGTAGACTCTGATAACACTATTTTGAAATTTGTTGGTGGAGATCCGAATAATAATATTCCTACTAATCATATAACAGGAATTAATATTATTGATGACTTTTTGTTTTTTACTGATGGCGAAAACGAACCTAAAAAAATAAACATAAAACAATTTAAAAATAATACTCATACAGACTTTACTACAACAAGTGATTTTTATGTTAACGGTGTTTCTCAAGGAACTTTATTAGAAGAGCATATAACTGTTATAAAAAGAAAACCAGATCATCCATTAAAAGTTGAATTAGTTGGAGTAAACGCTCAAGGAACATTTGGTACTACACAGCCTATTAGTGTAACTACTGCTGATGTTTTTAGCACCACTAATACGTCTCTAGTGCCTATAACTATAAATTTAAATACATTTTTAATAACTGTTCAGCCTAATCAAACAGTATTTTTGGTAGATGGAACTTCATATACCGCGCCTACTGGAGGAGGTGGAAGTGCTGTTAGTGTTTTAGACGGTACACTTTTAAATATAAATGCTGGTGATATTTTACTTTTATCAGATCCTAACGCCGCTGGCGCTTTACCTACCAACGCACAAATTAGAGCAAGAGTAGATAGTATCGCTGTTAATCCTATAGGTCAACCTATTGGTACAGTAATAACTAACCCTATAAATGTTGGACCTTATTCAGGATATACAACAGTTGTTAATGTTGAAATATTATCTGTAGACTCTTCAACGCCTGTGGCTAGCATACCGTATGATTATCAAGTAGAAAACTTAAATGATGTTCTATTTGACAAAGATTTTCCAAGATTTGGTTATAGATATAAATATCAAGACGGAGAATATTCTGCTTTTTCACCTTTTACTCAAGCTGCTTTTTTACCAGGTATATATAATATACACCCAACTAGAGAGCCGTATAATACTGGTATGCAAAATACTATTAAACAAATAAATCTAACTGAGTTTGTTACAAGTGATATACCAAGTGGTGTTGTAGAAATAGATTTACTTTATAAAGCAGAGTCTAGTCCAGCTGTTTATTCTATAGACACTATAAAGCCTAAAATTCCAACACCTTCTGGTCCTTCTGATAATCCACAGTGGTTTACTATAGACGGCTCAAGTTATACAGTTAATTTAATAAGTACAGATCCAAACACTACTCCTCCCACACCAATTGCTATAAGTGCCTCTAACACAGGTTATTACTCTATTACTTCTGATACGATATACGGTATACTTCCTGAAAATCAATTATTACGTCCTTTTGACAACGTACCTACAAAAGCTAAAGCACAAGACTTTACTGCTGGTAGATTAATATATGGTAATTATACACAAAACTTAAGTGTTAATTTTGACAAAGCTATGAATTTAAATATAGACTTTGAAGATAGAAAAATACAAGATATAAATGACTTAGGTAAAAGATCTATAAAATCTTTAAGAGATTATCAGTTAGGTGTAGTTTATGTTGATGCCTTTGGTAGAGAAACTCCTGTATTCACAGGTGGAGATAGATCAACTAAAAAACTACCTTTTGATATAGGTGTTGGTAATAATTTTAAAGGCGCAGCAAGTAATCCTAACTCTATTGTAGTAAGTAATATACCAACGCTTACAGGTGACACTAAATTTTTAAAGTTTTATATAAAAGAAACAGCATCTGAATATTATAATTTAGTTTTAGATAGAGTTTATAGAGCAGAAGAAGATGGTAATTTATGGCTTTCGTTTCCTTCTTCTGATAGAAATAAATTACAAGAAGATGATTTTATAATACTTAAAAAAGCATTAGAAAGTGATCTACAAGTAAACTCTGATAATAAATTTAAAGTAATAGCTATAAGCAACGAAGCACCTGATTTTATACGTAAAAAATATAGAGAGCTTGGAAGATTAAATGGTGATGGAGCTTTATCTACTCTTTATACAAACGTAACTTTACAACCTAGGCCTTTATTTAATAAAATAGCATTTGATAAGCCACAAGCTTCTTCTGAAGACTTACAAGATCTTGAAGCTTTAACAAAACAAGGTAAAATACTACATATAAGATTTGAAGCTACTGACGCTGGTGGAGCAACTTTAAAATCAAAAAGGTACAAAGTAGTTGCTTTAGAATTAGTTGGTGACGAGTATTTTTTAACTTTTGATGAGCCTATAGTAAGTGCTGATAGTTGGATAGAAAGTAGTTCTGGCGTTTTAAACGCGTCTTTAAATACTCAAGTTCTTATTGAAGAAAAAGAATTATTTGAAGAGTTTGAAGGTAGATTTTTTGTTAAAATATTATCAGATATTATTACTGATGAATTTTTAGAGAGTCAAATAGGTTTAAATCCTGTTATAAATAATGTATCTCTTTTTGATGTTTTTTCTTTAAGAAACGCAGATAGCGCTACACAGCTTTGGGGAAGTTATATATCAAATAATAACAGTGGTATTTCGCTTGCTACTACTGCAAACACACCTACTAATTTTAGTGACACGGCTGCTGAATATGATGGTTCACAAAGTAATACTAACAACGGTGTTTTAACTTTTGGAACTGGCGTAGCGGCTTCTAGTGGTTGGTTTGTTGACCAATTACACATGTCGTCTCAACAGCCTACTGTCGATCCTTACGCTAATAGCGGACAACCTACAGCTTATCAAAATCCTCCTAATAACTCTCCTACTCTTGGTTACAACTTTGATGTTTCGTTAAGTGGCAGTTTGTTTAAAGGTATTGGTAATTCACCTGGTATAAGTTGGATTACAACTACTGGAAATAATAATATTAATGATGGCAGTAATAGCAGTACTACGGTTTTTGTCAAAGATTACAACATAATAAACTCTTTGGATGGCGCTGTAACTACAACAACGCATCATTCTTTAGACTCTAGTGGTGGTGGTGGTGCAAAAGCTTGGAAAAAATATTTAGGAGCTTTTGGCGACGTTGGAGAACAAGTTTATGGTCAGCCTGGTGAAACTGGTAAATTCTTTTTACATTTATCTTTTTCTGCTGTAGGTGAGGATCTTTACGATGGAAGTAGTCCAGTGGCAAGTGTATATGCTGGATATAATACTAGTGTTCAAACAGGACCTCGATATCACGCTGATGGAGGTGATAGATGGGCTAGTAATGTTTCAACTAACAACTCTGGTCAAGTAACAGCTGAATCACAAGCAAATAGAATAAATTTACAAAACATTGAAAATCATAATAATCAAAAAGCCTATAGAGACAAGGTTTGTGATATAGTTACAGCGTCTATAAGTAATAGTAATCAAATAGGTTATAACTCGCAATATGATATTAATAAAATTAAAAATCAATGGAATCCTGCGGCTAACAACCCTGCTAATCAACAAATAATAGATAATCTTGTACCAGGTAATAAAATAAAAATAGATGGTGATAGTGATCCAACTAGAGTTTTTAAAATATTAAATGTAACTAAAAAAAGAATTTACAATCATACTTCTTGGAATAGAAGAGCTATATGGGATGGTAGTGATTGGGTTGAAGATGAAAAAACAGTTCATTACGCTTGGTGGGATTTAAAATTAAACGCAACAGTTAGTGACGGGCAGGATAAAATAGATCACTTAGCGGAGACTTTAAAAAATTTTGGCGCTGCTCACAATAGAAGAGTTTGTTATATATTAGAGTTAGATCAAGATGTTGGTAGTACAAACACTATAGATTCTGGAATAGAAGGTTTAGCCTTTGATACTAGTACTGTTTTTTCTATACAGCAAAACTTTGTTGATGAAAACTCTACAGTTTTAAGTGATAATCCTGCTGTGTTTGAAACAGAGCCTAGAACAGATGAAGGACTAGATATATACTTTGAAGCTTCTGGATCTATACCTGTTAATATTTCTAATGCAGGTAATAAGCACGTAGAGTCTATAATACCAGTTGGAACTAAAGTAGAAGTCGATGCTACTACTTCTAGCTCTGCTACACCTTTTGATGGCGATTGTGTTGTTGAAAGTTGGAACAATAATATTGTTACTTTAGATCCTGGATTACTTGATGTTCCTAGTATAAATTACAATGGCGCTAAAATAAGATTTGTCAATAAAGACGGTAGCTATATACAATATGATATTTTTAACACTGGAACTGCTACTTCTGGAAAATTTAAAAACATAACTTTAAACTTTTCACCAGATAAAGTTGGATTACCTTATTATAATTGTTTTACTTTTAACAACGGTGTTGAGTCTAATAGAATAAGAGATGATTTTAACAGATCTTTTATTAAAAACGGTGTAAAAGCTTCTTCTACCATAGAAGAACAGTACGAAGTTGATGAAAGAAAAAGTGGTTTAATTTATTCTGGTATTTATAATAAAAATACTAGTTTAAACGAATTAAATCAATTTATAATAGCAGAGGCTATAACAAAAGATTTAGAACCTACTTATGGTAGTATACAAAAGCTTCATGCTAGAGACAGTGATTTAATTGCTTTGTGTGAAGACAAAATAGTACAAATAGCTGCAGATAAAGATATTATATTTAATGCCGATGGTAATCCTCAGTTAACAGCTTCAAACAAAGTGTTAGGACAGTCAAGACCTTTTGTTGGTGAATATGGCATATCAAAGAACCCAGAGTCGTTTGCTTCTGCTTCTTATAGAGCTTATTTTACAGATAAACAAAGAGGCGCTGTAATGAGATTATCAATGGATGGATTAACGCCTATATCAGAAGCTGGTATGAAAGACTGGTTTAGAGATAAATTTAAAGGTAACTATCCTTTTGGTATAGTTGGAAGCTACGATGACAACAAAGACACGTATAATTTAACTTTTGACACTGGAGATGATTTTGTAGAAAATCCACCTGACGTTGATTATAGACATGACAGTAGCATTACCGTTAGTTATAAAGAGGGCGTAAAAGGTTGGGTTAGTTTTAGATCTTTTATACAAGAAGGTGGTTTAACTTTAAACAACACTTATTTTACATTTAGATTAGGTAGACTTTATAGTCACGATAATGAAACTAGAAATAATTTTTATACTCAACAACACAGTTCTTTTATTTCAGCTGTTTTTAATGATATACCTACTTCTGTTAAAAACTTTAATACATTAAATTATAGCGGTAATAGTGGTTGGATTGTAGAAAATATTATAACAGATATAGAAACTGGATTATCATCATCTTTTATTGAAAAAGAAAATAAATATTTTAGTCACATATATAACGAAAATACAAGCGATGACACTAGTTCTTTTAGTTTTCAAGGTATAGGTAATGCTAGCACTATAGATATATAATAACACTATATAAAATGAAAAAAATAACAGGATTTACAGTAAACGCAAACACTTTAAAAACTTCTGCAACTAAATTAACATATTTAATAACAGGAGAACAAGATGCTGTTTTTAGTCTACAAGTAAAAGATAATTCAACTCCAAATAAATTTTATAACTTTGTAACTAATGCTTTTACTAATGATATAACTTCAGAAAATACATTGGCAAATGTAAAAATTTCAGGAACTTATAATGGAGCTATAGACATACCTGCTGCTACTGGTGGTAACACTTATAGGTTTATGTTGTTTGCAAATCCAAGTTTTGATACAGAAATAGATAGATCGGTAAGTGTAGACAAGTTTTTTGCCGGTATAAATGTAGAGCAAGAGTCACAAGTAACTGTTAGATTTAGTACTTTTTCAGAGCAAGACAATACTAACTTAGTTGGTATAGGGGCTTTTGTTGGTTCAACAACTGGAAGTTCTAATGCCGTAGCAAATGTAAAAGTAGATTTTACAGAAACTTTAGCTGACAGTTCTACCGGGTCTCATGGTTATAAGTGGACAGCGCCTACTGGTACTAATCCAAGTAATAGTTTAGCTAGTAACTTACAACCTAACGAGTCTGATTTTTACGTAGAAAAAACACACGAAACTGTTGGTAGTGGTAGTAGTATTACATCTATGGTTTTAGATAGTGTAGATAACTTGGCTGTTGGTATGAATTTATTTAGTATAGAAAGTAGTAGCGTTACAACTAGTGGTAGCTTAGGCGTTTTAACATACCCAACTATTACAGCTATAGATATTGGTAACAAAACAGTAACGCTATCAAGCGCGCATAGCTGGGCTACTGGCAAAGATGTTAAGTTTAAGGCTTATGGATCTAGCTTAATAACAAAGTCTTCAAACGGTATATTTGAGTTTGATTTAACTGTGTTTCCAGAGTCAGGACATCCTACGTCAACTAGAACTAAAAATTGGGGTAGAGCTACGGTTAATGGAGCAGTTTCTGCTAGTGACAGCATAGCTATTACTGGTGCTAGAGGACTTTCTACTGGCGCTAAAATTGTAGGGCCCAGAGTCGACAGCACAGATGGTGCCAACGTTATTACAGCAGTACACAGTAGTGGCACACCTATAACCGTTGCAGGAGCACAAAATTTAGCTGATAAAACAGTACTATTAATACATGGTGCTAGTGAGCAAGGTACAATAGAAGGCACAATAACAATTAAAAAATTTCCAAGCGCAAGCACTGATGTTTACTTTGATGTAGACAGAGCGTTTACACTTTCAACATTAACTTAATATGGCAACAATAACTTTTTCAAATAATATAAACGTTTCAGCACAAGTTGGTGATATTTTATTTTATCATACTTTTGCTGGTGATCCTGGCACAAAGCTAGGTGCTATAACAGCAATAGGATCTAACTTTGTAGAAATAGATAACGCTAATATTGGCGGCGCTGCTATAGGTAATTTTTTTAGTTTTAAAAAATCTAATGGAGTTTTTGAAGATGATAATGGTAACGAGATAGGATATTATCATAGCAACTCTAGTATAAAAGGTTATTATGCCAAGGTAAAGATTACAAATACTCAATCAACTAAAAAAGAGCTTTTCTACTTAGGCTCTGAAATAACTGAAAGTAGTAAATAATTGATAAATAGTGTAATTATAAATACATAAATAAAATAATATGAATATAGTAGGATATCAATCACCATTTAAAAAAATATCATCAGTAACACCTTCGCCATTAAAAAGCGCTGTACTTGGTCAAGTAGCTTTAGCCGCTGCGCCAGGTATTATAACTGCTGTTGGTAGTTTATTTGGTAGAAAAGCAAGGCTAAGAGAGCAAAGAAAGGCTAGAGAAGAAATGAAAAAAGCTAGAGCTGCTTTTGAAGCTATAGAGTATGTAAATCCTTATGCTGATTTAACTAACCCTTACGCTGAAAATATATACGAAGATATGACTGTAGATACTCAAGCTGCAGACTATTTAAAACAACAACAACAACAATCACAAGCTAATATAATGCAACAGTTTAGAGGCGCTGCTGGTGGATCTGGTATAGGTGCTCTAGCGCAGTCACTTTCTAATATAGCTGCTAGCCAAGCACAACAAGCTTCTGCTCAAATAGCACAACAAGAAAGATCTAACGAAGCCCTTAGATTACAAGGCGCTCAAAGAAAACAAGAAGGAGAGTTTGGTGTCGATAAAATGAAAGCTTATGGAGAAGCTTTACGTAGACAACAAGAAGACACTAGGACAGAAGCTTTATTTGGTTTGTCTATACAAAGAAAAACAGCTGCAGACAGAGCAAGACAATTAGCTAGACAACAATTAATAAGCGGTATAGGTAGTGCTGCTGCTGGTGTGGCTGGATTATACGCTCCAGGCGGTGCTAGAGCAGGCAAGTTTGGTGATGACTATAAAGATTTAACAGAGTTTTTTACTAAATAAGTTAATTATGGCAGAAGAAAATAACGAAAATAATAAAGACATGTTTGCTGTAGACGAGGCTTTAGGTACTATAATGGGTGCAAAAGGTCCTAAGCTAGTAGACACTAAAAAAGTAGACGAAGCTATTAGTCAAATAGAAAAACCACTTAGTAGTAGTGTTTATGATCAACTAGCAGCTATGTATAGATCAAAAGGTGAAGGCGCCGTATTACGAGCGCAAAAAAACATGCAGAGTTTATTTTTACCTACTATAAATTTAATAAAAGAAAGAGAAGCAGATGCTAAAGCTAGATATGCTTTATTAAAAGATCAATTAGAAGAATTTGATGACTCTACTATATTTGGTCAGGCTGATGGTACTGAAATGCCTATAGTTGATGAGATTAAGAATTTAGCTAACACAACAAAAGAATACATGCGTGAGCTTTCTCGTTTAAATCCAACTGACGATAGGTACGACGAACTGCGTAAAAAAATCAAAAAAAACAATGATGCTATAGCTAAGTTTGATGATATAAACAAAAAATTACTAGAGATTAGAAACGCTCAAGATGGTAGTGATGATGATAGTCTTTGGAGTACATCGATGACTGAGACTGAAAGAGATATGTGGATGGATATATACAATGGTAGAGGCGCTAATATAAAAATTCAAAACGGTGAACTAGTTTGGACAGATACTAGCGGTAAAACAAAATATAATTTTAGTGATATTTCTGACTATGGATCTAAACGGGATGCGTTAGGTGGTGACGATACTGACTTAGGTACTCTTCATTTTCTTACTATGGATGGCAGTGAACAAGGCACTAGAAGTTCAGGTTTTTTTAATGACAAAAAAGGTGATGTTAAAAAAATACAAACAGCGTTAAATAATCTAGGCTTTACTGATGATGATGGAAACAAATTAAAAGTAGATGGTAATTTTGGTGACAAAACAGAAGAAGCTTATAATAAATACTTAGCAAAAAAAGATGAGTTAGAACAAGCTTATTTTGATGAAAATTTATCTGAAGATGATATAAAAAAATATAATATTACTACTGAAGTTACGGGTGTAGGCGAAACAAGAACTATTGAATTAAGTAAAATTAATAGTGGACCTACTTTATTAGCTAATGATGCTACTAACGCAGAAATAATAATACAAGGAAAAATTTCAGAACTTATAAATCAAGGCGTAACTACTGAAAGTCCTATTTATCAAAGAGCTATTAAATCTATGATTTTTCAACTTGGTCAATTAAAACCAAATGGTATAAAATCTTTAATATTTGACGGTATTGGTGCAGATGATGATGATATATTTACAAGTATAAACACTGATAGTTTTATACAAAGTATAATAAGTAATCAAAAAAACGCTGAAGTATTTAACATTAAAGATGTTGATAATATTACTCCACAAGAGTTACAAAATGCTATTGAAAAATTAAAAAGTAATGATATAACTTTTTCTTATTTTAATCAAAATAATGAAAAGAAAAGTTTACGTAAGCTATTTTTAGAGTGGTACAAAGGACAAGCAGATGCTAGAGTTGATGCTGGCGTTGTTGATGCTGGAGTTAGAACAAATATAAAAGGCGGAGGTAGTGGCGGACGTAGTGGTGGAGGTGGTAATAAAAACAAACCAACTTCATCTAGCTTTAAAGATTATACTAGCACTTATGGCGATGGTAAAACTTATCTTCCGTCTAGTGCAATTTCTGTTCCTGTTTTTGGTAATGATGGACAGCCATTGCTTGACGCAAATGGTAATCCAGTTACAAGAAGATTTGATGCTAATCAAATACAAATTACTTTTGAAAATGGACAACCTGCAATACAGTATGATCCAAACGATGAAAACACCAAATACCAACTGTCAAGAAATGAAACTATAGATACCTACGTACGTATTTATGGGAAAAAGGAAAGAGAAAATATAGTAAAATTTGTTGATGAGCAAATAGCAAGTGCTACTACAGAAACAGGTGAAGATTTAAACACAACTTATAGTGGTGAACCAATACTTAAAGTCGAAACGATGAACGAAGAAGACAAAATTAAATATGACGAACTGACTAGAAAGCTAGATAATTTACTAGTAAAAGACACTGCTGTAGGTGGTAGACAATTAAGCGGTGGTATATTACTAAATTATGGAGATGATGATTTTGTTGTTAATAGCTTGAATAGAGAGTTTGGAAAATTTGGTTTTGAGTTTGAATACGAAGATTTGGGTATGTTTGAATCAGATGCTTTTATAGTTAGGTATAAAAATAATGGCTTTACCATAAAATTTGATACTACGATGGACGACTATGAAAATACTAGAAAATTAATAGCGATTATGAAGGCCTTGTATTTAAAAGACGAGAAAAAAGCCGCTAGAATATACTCTGGTGAAGATACATCATATAAACCACAAATAAACCCTGAAGATATAGCGACTTATAGTACTGGTGAAGGACCTGGAGTTAGGTATTAAAATAATAAAATAAAATTATACAATGTCTGATACATTACAACAATTAATTAATAAGAAAATCAACGAAAAATTCGCTACAAACATTGTTTCTGGACAACCACAGGTAGAAACTAACATAAGTGACTCTGAAAAGTTTTTAAATATTTTTCAAAACGCAGGAAGAGGTTTACAGCAAGCTTTTTATTCTACGCAAGTAGCTAGTTTAGAAATATCTGATTACTTAGGTTTTGGTAACGAGTTTATGATAGATAATTTAATTAAAGAAAAATATTCAGACATAGAAAAACTTAACAAAAAAATGGAATACACTGGCAAAGGTATTGTCGGTGGTTTTAAAGATGGTGACGTATCAGATATAGGTTTAGGAATAACAAATGCTTTGACCAGTGTTGTAACCACAGTTGTACCCGCTATGCTTACGAGAGGTGCTTCTTTAGTACCACAAATTGCCGCTCCAATGTACACTGAGTACAATATGGAAAAAGCTAAGAATTTGTATGGTAAATATGATGTAGACGGATCTATAAAAAAATTATTAGATAATAATGAAGATGAAGTACTTGCTCCTGTAGTTTTAGGTCTTACCGCAGCTGCGCTTGAAAGAGTTGGTTACAAAGGTATAACTAATTACATGTTAGATAGAGCTAAAACACAAGGTGTTAAGCGTATAATTGGTCTAGTTAGTACTGGAAATCGAGAGGGTTTAACAGAATATTTTCAAGGCGGATTAAACGCGGCTAATAAAGCTTTAGCAATAGGAAAAAATCCTATTAAATCAGTTTTTAATCACTTAACTAGTCAACAAGCTTTAGAAGAGTATTTACAAGGTTTTGTTGGTGGTACTGGTATAAGTGCTAGTGGTAGAGCTATAAACAATGCTATTAGAAGTGATCAAGATAATTTAATAATAAACTCGTATATTACAAAACTTGGCGCACTACAACAAGAAAAAGTAATGTCAAAAACTCAAGATGCTAAAAAAGCTATAGATAAAAAAATTAAAGAAGCTGAAAATGAGTTTAGAGATTTTTTAATAAAAAAACGTAAAAAATCTAAGTTTGTAACAAAAGAACAGGCAGATGAATTAATAAGTAATTTAGAGTCAAAAAAACAGTTAAATAAAAAGCTAGAAAATATTGAAAATCAGTTTAGAAACGGTGAAATAAACCAAAACGAATACAATATTATAGTAGAAGATATAAATAAAGATATACAAGCTTTAAATAAAAAAGCAGAAACTATAAGAATAGAAGCTAATAAAAAATTTTTAACACAAGATCTTAGCGTTACTAAAACAGCTATAAGTAAAGTGTTAGGTTTAGAACAAAAAGTTTATAAAACTGAACAAGAGTTTTTAGATGCTTATAACGCTAAAACTGGTAAAAATCTTACGTTAAATGATATAGAAGGTGTAGACGGCGTAAAAGTAGGTGATGAAATAATGATAAATTTAGAAACAGCTGCTAAAACTAATGCTGTTACAGTTGGTTCTCATGAATTATTGCACGCTATACTTAAATCTTCATTAACTAGTAAAGAATTCAGAAAAATTACAGATAAAGATGGTAATATAATTAAAGACACTAAAGGTAACGCTATTGAAACAGATCTAACCGAGGAAGGCGAGAAATTAATAAGAGATTTTTTAAATACCTTAAGTAAAAAAGAAAGGGCTGTAGTAGACAAAAGAATAAATAACAATTACAAATTTAACGAAGATGGTTCAGAAAAAGAATTTGCAGAGTATGCTGAAGAGTACTTAAACGCTTATGCTGATGCTGCTATAAAAAATGAACTAACTGATAGTATTTTAGTAAAAATAGGTAATTTTTTATCTAAAATATTTAATAAAGGTGATAAAGGTTATAAAAATTTAAAGTTTAAAACAGGTGAAGATGTCAAAGCGTTTTTAAAAGCTTATGTGTCTGATGCAAAAAAAGGTGAGTTTAGACAAGAGTTTATTGATTTAGCACAAGAAGGTGTAGATCAAGGTCCTACTACAAAAAAAATTCCAACTAAAAAAACAGGAAAAGGAAGAAAACAAATTGATAAAATTAAAAAAGATTATGAAGCTGCAAAAACTCCTGAAGAAAAATTAAATATAATACAAAGGTTTATTAACAATGTGTATCAAGGATCTGATGCTACTCAAGAAGAAATAGATTTTTTTAATAATGAAATAAAAGCTCTTAAAAAAGAAGGATTTGAATTAGAGATGAATTTTCAACCTGGAACTCAACTTTCAGAAGGAGATATTGTAGACATAACAGCTTCAATACCTGATAACACTTTACCAGAAGGAGTGACAATAGTAAGTCGTGTAAGCACTCCTGGTATCATTAAAGATGGTAAAAAAGTAAATAGAACAGTAGTAGAAACTAGAAAGGGAACTAAAAAAAGTAATAAAAGAGAGGCGTTAGTTAAAGAGGTAAATAGAGCTCAAGACATGCCAGGGCAAGGAAAAAATAAACTAGAAGCAATAAAAAAAGCTAGACAAGCTCTTAGTGATTTTGATAAGCAATTTCAAAAAACTTTTAACCTTGCCGATGCAAAAGGTAAGCAATCTTCTGAGTTTGTAGAAAAAAAATCTATGTCTCGAGAAGCTAAGCAACAAATATCTGACAACGTAAAAGAAATAGGTGATACTTATAGTTTTGAAGGTGGTAAAAAAGCTTGGAACGAAGGTGGTGCTGATAACGCTATAACAGAAATAAAACAAAATAACTATTTAGATGATTTAATTGCAGCTAAATTTAAGGGTGATAGAGTACCAGTGGACTTTGTAGATAAAGTATATACTGAACTTACTAGTCATATTAGAAATTTTAATCCAGAAACAAACGATAACTTATTTGGTTGGATAAACTCACAAATAGGAAATAAAGCTGGTAACGTATTTAATAGAGAGTACAAGACTACTACAGAACAAAGAACAGCTAAAGATGTTGATGATAGAACAAAAGAGGGTGAAGTAAAAGTACAGGTTGAAGCAGAGCAAGACATTACTTTACAAGAACTAGAAGAGTTAGATTTATCACCTCAAGCTGTAGCTAAAAGAGAGGCGCAAGAAAACAAAAGAAAGGAAACAGTATATTCTAAGTTAAGACAAAAGTTAGGTATAGAAACTGGTAGTGAATTATATAATAGAGTATTAGACGCATCGAAAAAAGCTTTAATAAGAGCTTACGAAGTAGGTAAACCTGTTAGAAAGATCCAGAGAGACTTAAAAGACGCTGCTAATACCTATATATTCAAAGAGATTAAAAACATGTTAGGTGTAGGTAAGAATTACATACCTACAATAAAAAATCTTAGAGAGTCTATTGTAGAGTCTATGTTCGTAGCAGACTTAGTACAAATGGAAAGAAACGTACCAGATAGTGAAAAAGTATTTACTAGGTTTGTAAAAAATCTAACTTCAAAACAAGAGGTACAAGATGCTGTAGATCAAAACAAACTTCCACCATCTGCTTTAAACACTATAGATAAAGGACAGTCTGTTGCTTTGTATGAAAAAGTAATGCCTACAGAAAACGAGTTTGTAGGGTTTTTTGATCAACCACTTGTAACAGCTCAAGGAGTAAGATCTGGTTTAAAAGGTACTAGAAAAGATCAGTTAGCTAAATATCTAGCTAATTCACTATCATTAGATGCTATGTTACAAGTAGCACAAGACCCAGAAGTAGCACAAAAAAGACAAGACTTTGCAGAGTTAAGAGGTGAGTCTATAGCTGAAAACGATTTACAAGTATTAGCCGCTACAATTGGTAGAGATGTTAACGTTAAGTTTTCTAAAAGTAATGCTGTTACAGATATTGATGCTGCCATAGACAACAGTGAAAATACTGATGTTTACTTGCAAATTAAGTTTTCTAAAAGCCATAGAGATCAGTATGAAGCAAGGTTAGAAAAGAAAAGACCTGATCTTACAGAAGATCAAAGAAAAAAAGCTGTACAGTCCGTATTTGATTTTATAGATGGTAAAGATATACCAAACAACAAAAAAGCTAAGTACGAAAAAATGGCTATGCACTACATGGCTAATGGTTATTTAATACTACCTGAAGACGGTTATAAAGTTATAGAAGCTGATAGAATAGCAGGTATAAAGAAAATAGATCCGTTATCTTACAAAAATCCTAATGTTTTAATAGAAGAAAACGTAGCTGATGTTAAAGGAAAGAAAACTAATCCAGATAAAGTTAAAACATTTACTAATAAAACAGAGTACGGTAATGGTGTTGTGGTATACGATGTAGAAGACTCTAAACAAGGACAAGAAGACGTTAGAAAAGTAATCGATACACACTTTGGTAAAAAAGCAAACCCTTGGTGTTTATGCGCTAGAGATGAAAGAGTTGATCAGCAGTACAAAAAGTTTGATAACAAACAAGAAGCCAAACGTTATGCTGACGAGATGAAAGCTAGAGGTTATAAAATAGAAATAGGAGTTCTTCAAAACGAGTACGAAGTGTTTGCTGATTTAATAGGTGATAAAAGCAAAGAGTTAGATGCTGCTTTTGGTGCGTGGAAAAGCTACAATAAACAAGGCAATGGATTTAAAATAGCTTTTCATAATGGTAACTTAGTTTCTTTTAGAGACGGCAACAATATGAAGTGGTGGGACAGAATGGATAAACCTACGGATGCTGTTGTTGTAAAAGGTAAAAAAGTTGGTGATGGTTTTAGAGAAGTCATACAAGTAGATGAAAATAAAACTACTTTACTATATACAGAAAAACAAATTGGTGATTCAAAAACTGGTAGTTATACTAAGAAAAACCTTGATGGTGACATAGTAGAAATAATAACTACGAAAAACGGTTTTAAAGATGGTAAACAGTTTGAAGTAATAGATAAAGTATATTACAATGCCGAATTTACCACTATATATGAAAATGGAGACGCGATACGTAAAGAAGAAGTAAGAACGCCATATAAAAAAATTAAAGGAAAGGCAAAGACTGAGAGAATAGGAGTAGGTAATGATGAACTTCGTTTAAAAAATATTACTAAATGGAAAAGAGTAATTATTAAAGAAAGTCCAGGTAAATCTTATGTAGAACTAGAAGGTACGGTTAGTCAATCATACTTTGAACAAGCTCAAAATCCTGAAGCTATTACAGACCCGTTTATAAAGAAAAACTTTAATTATTTAGTAGAATCTAACCAAAGATATTTTCCTTTACAAGATAAAAAAGTAAGTGTTGTTAAAAAATCTAAACCTCAAAGTTTCTTACCTGATGGCGAAGTAACTATAGACGGTGAAGTACAAACAGAAAAAGTTAAGTTTTCTAAAAGCGCAGTTAATGATGTTAAATTTAGTTTAAGTGAACTTCAACAAGATAGAAAAACTTTACCTGCTATATTAAAGAAACAACTTGAAGTTGAGCAAAGAGTTTTAGATAATCCAACAGCAGAAGATATATATTTGTTAGAAAAATTAAATGATTTAGAAATTGCTATAAAAGATAATGTTAGTTATAAAGAAGCTTTTGAAACGTTTTTAAATGGCATGCCTCAAGATGTTAGTAGTTTATTAGTTGACTTTAAAGATATTAATAGTTTTGAAAACTATATTAAAAATGTTTCAGTTCCAGCAATAAGAACTTTAGGATTTAAAGCTGCAAAAACTTATTTTAAAAATAAATTTGACTCTTTAACAGAAACTAAAGACAAAGTAGATTTAATAGCTAGTTTCTTAAAAAATATAGGTATATCTGTTAGAGCAGGAAAAGGACTAGAAGTTAGTTTTATTAATCAAGAACTTCTTGATGGTCCTATTACAGATATTTTTGGAAAAGAGTTTGTAAGCAAACATTTTAAAATAGCTGATATAAACGAAGGTGGTAAAAAAGGTAAAACAATAACTTACAGCTACGATGGTAAAAAAGGAAGTTTTGAAAAAGTTTCTTTATATAAAGACATAGATGCTATAAAAAATTCTAGAGGTGAATCTAATATTGTAACAGAGGTAAATAGAGAAGCTTTAGAAGCTAGAGAATTTGTCAACGAAATAATAGAAAGTGATTTAAGTATATCAGAAAAACTAGCTATAATTGATTTATTATCACTAAACCAAAGAGGTGCTATTAGAAAAATGTATATGTTTGGTGAAACTGTTACCGAACAAGTAAAAACGCCTAGTATAGGTTTGGTTCTGGAACATGAAATAACTGTTAAAAACATGACTAAATACTTAAGACAAAGAGTCAAAGGTATTTTAAGTGAATCACAATTAAAAGAAATTGTAGACCAAGCTAAGGTTCATGTTTGGCCAAAACAAATAGACACTATTTTAAATGAACAAAAGTTACGTCAAGAAGGTGGTAGATCAAGGTATCAAAATGTTAAAGTAAAAAAATACTTACAAAATTTAGCTAACAAAGGGCAAATAACTAACATGCCTAATAAATTACAAGAAGTTAATAATTTAAAAGAAGCTGTTAAATTTTCTAGATCTACTAAAAATCCTACAAAAGGTATTACTATATTAGACTTTGACGATACATTGGCTACTAGCGCTTCTTTAATTAAGTTTACTAGACCTGATGGAACTAAAGGAACATTAACACCTGAGCAGTATGCTAGTACTTATGAAAGCTTATTAGATTTAGATTATAAGTTTGACTTTTCTGAATTTAGCAAAGTAGTTGATGGCAAGCCAGCGCCGTTATTAAATAAAGCTAAAAAACTGGCAGGTAAATTTGGTACTAAGAACATGTTTATATTAACTGCTAGACCAGCTGATTCAGCACTTGCAATACAAAAGTTTTTAAAAGAAAATGGTTTAAATATACCATTAGAAAATATTACTGGACTTGGTAACTCAACAGCTGAAGCTAAAGCTATGTGGGTTTTAGGTAAAGTATCTGAAGGTTATAATGATTTTTACTTTGCAGACGATGCAATACAAAATGTTAAAGAAGTAAAAAACGTGTTAGAGCAAGTAGATGTTAAATCAAAAGTACAGCAAGCTAAACTAAAATTTAGTAAATCATTAGACAAAGACTTTAACGATATAATACAGGATGTAAAAGGTATAGAATCTAAAAAACGTTTTTCAGAAGCAAAAGGTAGAGCAAGAGGCCAAGGTAAAGGTAGGTTTAGATTTTTTATACCACCATCACACGAAGACTTTGTTGGTTTGTTATATAACTTTATAGGTTTTGGTGAGAAAGGTAATAAACATAGAGACTTTTTTGAAAAAGCATTAATTAAACCGTTAAACAGAGCGTTTAGAGAATTAAACGTAGCTAAACAAGCTATAGCTAATGACTATAGAGCTTTAGTTAAAAGCATGCCAGAAGTTCGTAAACGTTTAGGTGAAAAAATATTAAAAAGTGATTACACTGTAGAAGACGCTATAAGAGTTTACTTGTTTGACAAAGCTGGTTTTGAAATACCTGGTTTAACTAAAACTGATTTAAAAAACCTAACTAATTTTGTTAAACAAAACTCTGACATATTACAGTTTGCTGATCAAGTAGGTAAAATATCAAGAGTTGAAGAAGGTTATATATCACCAGGTGATAGTTGGCAAGCTAGCAATATTAGATATGATTTAGTTGATGCTACTGGTAGAGTTGGTAGAGCTAAGTTTTTTACAGAGTTTCAAGAAAATGTAGATATAATATTTTCTGATGAAAATATGAATAAAATTAGAGCTGCATTTGGTGACAATTTTGTAGAAGCTTTACAAGATATGCTTTATAGAATTAAAACTGGTAATAATAGACCTACTGGTAATAACCGTATAGTTAATAAGTTTTTAGACTGGATAAATGGATCTGTTGGTGCTACGATGTTCTTTAACGCTAGATCTGCTGTATTACAGACGTTATCTACAGTTAACTTTATAAACTTTGGTGATAATAATATATTTAAAGCAGCAGCAGCTTTTGCTAATCAAAAACAGTTTTGGAAAGACTTTTCGTTTTTATTTAACTCTGACTTTTTAAAACAAAGACGTAGTGGCGCTGCTTTTGATGTAAACGCAAACGAAATAGCTAGAGAAGTTGCAGGCTCTAAAAATCCTGTTTTAGCGGCAATAAAATATTTATTAAACATAGGTTTTTTACCTACGCAATTAGCCGATAGTTTTGCTATTGCTAGTGGTGGTTCTACTTTTTACAGAAACAGAATTAATTCTTACTTAAAACAAGGTTTATCACAACAAGAAGCAGAGTCAAAAGCATTTATTGATTTTCAAGAAATAGCTGAAGCTACACAGCAGTCTGCTAGACCTGACATGGTATCGCAACAACAAACTTCTACACTTGGTAGAATTATACTTGCGTTTCAAAACGTTACAGCACAATATGCTAGATTAATTAAAAAAGCTACACTAGACTTAGTAAACAGAAGAAGAAGCAGGAGTTATCAAACACAGATACAAAGCGACATGTCTAATATATCAAGAATAATATATTATGGTGCAATACAAGCTGTTATATTTAATGCTTTACAAAATGCTTTATTTGCTATGATGTTTGATGAAGAAGAAGAAGATGAAAAGAAAACTGAAAAGTTTTTTGATACTAAAAAACAAAGAGTAATAAACGGTACTATAGACAGTTTATTAAAAGGTTTAGGTGTTGGAGGAGCTGTTATTGCTACATTAAAAAACTATGCTATTAAACTTAGTGAAAATTTAAAAGATGATAGCTTCTTTAAAACACCAGCTTGGGAACAGTTGTTACAACTATCACCACCTATTGGTATTAAAATAAGAAAAATAGCTAGAGCTGAAAGAAACTTAGAGTGGAATAAAGATGTACTTACAGAATTACCATTAGATAATCTTGATAATCCTATATATGAAACAAGTGCTACGTACATAGAAGGTTTTACAAATGTACCTACAGCAAGATTACTTAGAAAGATACAAAACTTAAACGCTGCACTTGATAGTGAAAACAAATGGTGGCAAAGAATAGCTTTAGCAGCTGGTTGGAGTAGATGGGACGTTGGTATACAAGATAACGAAATGAAAGAAGCTAAAAACGCTATAAGAGAAAATAACAAGCGTATAAATAAAGAAACTAAGTTAAAAGAAGCTACACCAGAAGAAAAACTAAAAATAGTAGAAAAGTCTGTATTTGATTTAAATAAAAACGAGCAAGTAAAAATACTTGAAGCTAATAATTTAAATCCTAAAAAATATCCAAAAGAAGCAGATAGAGTAGATGCTATTATGAATTTACGTAATAAAAACAAAAGAAAAATAGATTCTACAATTACTGCTATTGAAAATTATATACCTACAGAAAAAGAGCAAAGATCTATAGACTTATTTAAAATGAACAAAAAAGACCAAGTAAATATGTTGATTGATTTAGGTTTGTCTTCAAAACAAATAAAAAAATTAAAATACGAAGAAGACAGAGTAAATAAAATTATAGAGCTACAAGATAAAAATAAAAGTAAAAAACGTTAAAAACAAGTGATTGTATAAATATATATAGACTTAACTAAAAATGGCAAAAGAATTAAACGAAGATACAGGTTTTGTATTAAGCATAAAAACATTAATAGGTATAGGATTTGCAATAGCAACTATAGCTGGTATGTGGTTCACGTTACAAGCTGATATTGCAGAAGCAAAAGAGTTACCAGCACCACCAGATCCTGAAGTCACACGTTTGGAGTTTGATATGAAAGACCAAATGATACGACAAACTATTATGACTACACAAGAAGACGTTAAAGAAATTAAGAAGTCTATTGAAAAAATAGAAGAAAAACTTTACGAATAATGAAAAAAATTATATTAATAATATTAATGTTTTTATTTGTGAGCGCTAATGGCCAAAACATTTGCAAAACAGATGTGTGTGTAGTTGAGTTTAATGCTAGTTGGAACAAAGCTAATAGTGTAGACTGGTTAAGTAAATTAAATGATTGTGGTGTTAAAAGAATAAATATAGATGAAGGTGATTGGCAAAAAAAGTATAATATAGTTGTAGTACCTACAATTATAATTTTTAACGGTGAAGAAGTAAAACGTTATCAAGCAGATCTTAGTTTTACCATGTCTGCTACAAGAAAAGAAGTACAAGAAGAAGTTGACGAACTAATAATGAGTGACTTTTAAAATGAAAAAACTACTACAATATATATTTATATTTTTATTATCCATTAATACGGCTTACTCGCAATGCCCTCCTGGTACGTGGAATTTAAATATTACTATAAATCCAGATCAATATCCAGAAGAAACTTCTTGGTATATAATGGATTTTTGGGGTGACACACTTGTATACGGCGGTCCTTATACTAACATAATAGATTATGAACCACAATACGCTAGTGTGTGTGCGCCTATAGATAGTTTTTATATTGTTATAAATGATTTATACGGAGATGGTGTTGCAGGTAGTCAGTGGGGTGGAAATGACGGATCTTTTTATATAGAGCAATGTGGAGATACTATATGGGAATTACCGTTTGCTGCTTTTGGCTTTCAAATATATGATACGATTTATACGTCTGGTTGTCCACCACCACCGCCTGTATTTGGTTGTATGGATATTAATTATGTAGAGTTTAATCCAGCCGCTACACTAGATACAGGTATGTGTTTTACACAAAAAATATATGGTTGTACTGATTCTTTAGCTTTTAATTACGTAGACACGGCTAATACTAATATAAATATAGACAGCTGTTTACACGAGCTAGAATTAACAGATTTAGCTGGTAATGGTTGGGCTGGCTCTAGTTTAAAACTTTCACAAGCTACAAGTGTAATACCACCGTTTAACTATCAAGACATTGGAACTTATACTTTGATAGATGGTTTTGATACGACATTTTTTATAAATTTAGTAGCAGGTTATCCTGTTAGAGCGGTTTTTGAAATAACACAGCAGTCTGATTTTACAGCTGTACAATGTGGTTATAGCCTATATTCAGAAGATTATGTAGCAATAGATATTGAAGGTGGCTTTGTAAATCCAATACCACCGTTTTTTCCTGTTACAGGCCAACCTTACTGTGGTAATACTTGCATAGAAAAAATATTTGGATGTACTGATACTATAGCTATAAATTACGATAGTCTAGCAAACACTGATGATAATACGTGTTACTATAATCCAGGCTGTATGAATCCTATTTATTTAGAGTACGATACTTTAGCTGATTATGACGATGGTAGCTGCTCTACATTAGTAGTGCTTGGCTGTATGGACTCAACAGCTTTTAATTACAATCCTGATGCTAACGTAGAAATACAAGGCTCTTGTATACCGGTTGTAACTGGGTGCATGGAAAGTCTAGCATTAAACTATAATCCGCTAGCTAATACGCCTGATACGTGTATAGCATACGTTTACGGTTGTACTGATAGCACGATGTTTAACTATGATAGTTTAGCAAACACCGATGACGGTAGTTGCCAGCCATTTGTCTATGGTTGTATGGACTCAACAATGTTTAACTTTAATCCGCTTGCTAATGCTCAAGATACTAATAATCTTTGTGTTCCTTATATATATGGTTGTACTGATCCGAGTATGTTCAACTACCAAGCTGAAGCTAATACAGAAGATTTTAGTTGCATACCATTTATTTATGGGTGTACTGATAGTACCGCTATTAATTATAACCCACTTGCTAATACTGATAACAGCTCGTGCATTGAAGTGGTTGTCGGGTGTATGGATCAAGACGCGTGGAACTACGAAGAACTAGCAAATGTACCTGACACTTGTTTATTTGCTGCTGAGTGTATAACAGGACCAGGTGAGCCGTATTGGTTAAACGATCCGTGTTATGCTTGGGTAATAGATGTAGATGAGTATTGTTGTACAAACGACTGGGATAGTATATGTCAATTAACTTACGATTACTGCGAAGGAACTTGGGTAGGGCCAGTGCCCCAACGTATATCACAGCTAATAATGATAACAGATATATTAGGTAGACCTGCTGAAATAGGAAGAAATAAATTATTGTTCTTTATATACAAAGATGGAACAGTTGAAAAGAAATTTATAAAATGAAAAAAGTATTAGTATTATTATTACTACCTCTATTTAGTTATTCGCAAATAGACATAAAAAAAACATTTAAGTTCTCTACATTTTATGCAGCTGTAAATGGTGGTACTTCTATATCAGATGTAGAAACTTATAGCGTTACAGACGGTTTAGGTATCGAAACAATACAAACGCCTTATGATTATAACCTAACTTTAGGCATACGTAAAATAGCTAGATTTGGTTATGAAAATAGAGCTAATACATTTTATGATGGTACTGAGTCTAATTATAGCGACGCTGCTACAATAGGTAAAAGAAATGGTACAGAGTTTTTATTTCAAGTAGATTATAAAAGACAAGAAGGTGTAGAATACTTAGATCAACATCACTTTGTGAGATATGTAGCTAATGACTGGATAGCTAAAGCAGAATATTTAGTAGATGGCTTTGCAGATATAGAATATTTTGAAACGTCACAGAGGTATAGATATAATCTTGGTAAAATAAGTTTTAATATTGGAGCTGTACAAAGATTATCTGAGCCTTATGGTTACGATCCGCTTGACAGTTGGAGACTTGATAATGGTAACATACATTACACATATTTAGCTTTACAGGAAGGTTATAACGTAGACGTTTATCATGACATGTATTATAACCCAGATGGTGATATAGTAGCTTATTCATCAGATGTATGGGAACAAGTTGTAATACCAGAAGTATTAGCTAACTATGTTGAAAAGAAACGTAATGAGTTAGATAATAAACTACAACACTCATTAGTTGTAGGTTTAGATTATTATTACTATAATAAAAGTGTTTGGATACACACTTGGGCTAACTTAATGCCATACCACTATAATGACAAAGACAAGTTTAGCTATCATAACTACATTGATGGACAATGGTTAGATTACTCTGGTGGTTTAATATTTGGACAGAAGATAAATAAAAGATTAGGTGTATTTGTAGAGGGTAAATATAATAAGTACTGGAACAGAGAGTGGTACGATTTTAAAATGGGTATTAATTATATAATAAGATAATATGCCAGGAAGTGAAAGACAAAACAATATGTTTGATGCATCGCCATTAGATTTTAAACAAAAAAATAATCCTTTTAGCGTTACTAGTTGTGGTAGACGTAGAAATACAGGTACACCTATTTTTGCTAAAGCTGAACCACGTAGAACAATAGGTAAAGGTAAAAACTTTAATAAAGTATCTAAAAATAAAAAAGCTAGAGGTGGCGCAGCTGGTGGTGGTATGACTGAAAAAGGCGTAAGAGAATATAGACGTAAAAATCCAGGTAGTAAATTAAGAACAGCTGTAACAAGTAAAAATCCATCAAAAAAAGATGCTGCTAGACGTAAGTCGTTTTGTGCTAGATCAAGAAACTGGAAAAGTGAAAGAGGTTTAGCAGCAAGACGTAGATGGAGGTGTTAAAATAATAAATTATGAGTAAACAAAAATTAAAAACAATATCCGGTAAATTAAAAAAAGCTAGTAAAGCACATGCTAGTCAAGCTAAAAAAATAGACGGAATAATATCAGCAATGCCTATGAAAAAAATGAAAAAATCACCTGCTTTAAAAAAACTAAGTGCTAGTTGTAAGGCAGCAGCGAAAAGAAAATTTAAAGTTTATCCATCTGCGTACGCTAATATGTGGGCTGCTAAAACGCAGAGACAAGGTAAGTGTTAATGTATACGCAAGGTAATAATCCATTTAAAAAGCGTATGGGTAAATTTAAACACTCAGACGCGCCAGATGCTAAAGGTAAATTTAAAAGTTTATCACCATCGGCTTTAGCAAGTTGGATGATTAAGTCTCGTAAAGGTAACTTGTCTAGAATAATAAGTAGTTTAAATCAGCAAGTTGTTTTTAATAGAGGTAAAAATCCTAGTTATGCTGCTAAAATGAAAACTACTATGAATATAGTTAGAAAACGTTTAGGTAAAAAGAAAGATGAGTAAAGCATATAGAGGTGTTTTAAAAGCTAGAATTAATAAAATTTACGGTGGAGATGTAACTATAAATAAATGCAGGCGTTTAAAAGCTAGAAAAAGTGCTACTGCTAGAGATAAACAACTATGTAACTGGTTTATTAATATGCAGACTAACAGGCCATCACCAACTAAAAAACGTAAAGATCCTTTAGTAGGCACAGGTAAAAAACCTAAAGGTAGTGGTAGGCGTTTGTATACAGATGAAAATCCTAAAGACACTGTACGTATAAAATTTGCTACTCCTAGTGATGCTAGGGCGACCGTAGCTAAAGTAAAAAGAATAAATAAGCCTTACGCACGTAAAATACAAATATTAACTGTAGGAGAGCAGAGAGCAAAAGTAATGAAGAAGACACAAGTTGCTGCAATATTCAAACGTGGTAAAGAAGCAATAAGAAAAGCAAGAAAAAATGTTTAAAGATTTTAACATATCAAGTTTTAAAAAAATGAAGCCACCAGGTGATAATACATTTGATACTTCACAAGAAATTAAAGCGCTTGCTAAAATACCTTTAAAAAAAGAGTTTGTAAAGAAGTTTGACAATATAGAGTCTGCGTTTGCTAAAACAGCTAAAAACAACAATATAGAAAACTACGATAAAAAAATACCGGCTAAACTTATAAAAGAGTCTGCGCCAATAATATTAGAATTAAAAAAACATTTTAACAGGCCAAGACCAAAAGTATTAGCTAAAAAAATGAATATAAAAATGAAAGATTATGAGATGTCTTCAATGAAAACACCTTCATATCCTTCAGGACACTCTGTTCAAGGCATATTAATAGCTAAAGTTTTAGGTGATAAATACCCTAAAGCTAAATCAGCTTTTGTTAAAACAGGTGAAAATATATCTTATAGTAGAAGGGTTGCCCACGCTCACTATAAGTCAGATAGTAAAATGGGCGAAAAACTAGGTAACTCAATGTATAAACATATAAAAAACAAAATTTAAAATGAAAAAAGATCCTGCAATGAAAATGAAAAAAGCATCAATGGCTAAAAATAAAAT